AACTGAATTATGTCAAGACTGATCACTAATTTACCAGCAGTTCATACTTGGGTTCGTAAAGAATATCTTTGTGATCACGAGTATGGACATGGTGAATTTGTAAAAGGCATTTGGATTGCTGCTAAAAGTCTTCCTGGACGTGCCTTTTATTTTGAAACATATCTACCAGATTATGCGGCAATGTTTGATAAGTTGCCGATTTCCGCCTTTGTATCAGAACCAAAGACACCAGACCCCGATCTAGACCTCCCCAACCTGCAGTTCTGGAACTGTATGGACCATGATGTCACGACACTGTGTAAGCAGCATGTAGGATCCATGGAGTGGGAGATAAGAACCCGACACTTTGGTACAATGAAAGGTGAATATATCTGTACGTTAGATAATTATCATGGTGATGCTGACATTATTGACTATTCAACCAGTGAACTTCCAAGTGAACATAAGTCATTTAACTTGATTGAACTGTATAATGGTCAGTATGCACTGTATCCAAACAACAGATGTCGCATCTATGACATCTCATTAACTCCAGAAGACCCCAAGATACCCGATTTTAAAGTTTCTACTGAATTTTATCAAGTAGAGAACGGTGTACCTTGGGGTCGTTTAGGTGATTGCGATGATTATTTCTGGACAACACCTGCAGAAAGAGAAGAATATCCACAACTCAATGACGCCCAGAAGCAGGCGCTGGAAAAAGATGAAAATGCAACCAAGTCATGATTTCCTAGATCATCTAGCGAATGATCTATGGCAGAAAATAAATAACGAGAGGGATGGAAACCCCTCAAAAAGTTCTAATTCAATTGCGAAAAAGAACGATGGCAAAGTATCACGTAGATAGGGACACAAGTTACATGAAAGAAATGTGGGGAACGACGAGTCTGATCACAGATTACTGGAGAGGTGCCGCTGGAGGACGGGATCCTGAAGAATTGGAACTGAATGAAGTGATGTATAACAAAGCAAAAAAGAAAAAAGATCTAAATGAGCAAGAAATTTTCAATCCGGAGGAATATACAGACATTCCAGATCGCTATTAAACCTCAATAAATACTAAAAACTATTATAGATATACTACAGTATATCAACGTTGGATGGCTGAACCGATTTCTAGAGGTTTTAGAGATATAAGTTTGTCTTTTACGAGACATCCTGTGACAAATGACATCACTGTAATCCGAAACGAAGACGCAATTAAGAAATCTGTCGTTAATTTGGTCAGAACTCAAGTTAATGAGAGATTTTTTAATTCGTTTTTGGGTACAACTTTAGGAACTACCCTATTTGAACTGATAAATGAAGAGTCTTTTGAGTTTTTGGAGGACGAAATTGAAGTTTTACTGAGAAATTTTGAACCCAGAATCGCAGTAACACGAGTTTTTGCTCAAGGACAGGTGGATAGTAACAGTGTTTTTATCCAAATTGAGTATGACATTGTTGGTTTGCCACTTCCAACTCAAAGTATTGAGTTTCTATTACAACCCACTAGAGTATAATGTCATTTAATCAGTTCACAAACTTAGATTTCGCGGATTTGCGTGTTCAGATAAAGGAATATCTGCGGGCAAACTCAAATTTTACTGATTTTGACTTTGAAGGTTCCAACTTTTCGATCCTGATTGACACTTTAGCATATAATTCTTACATTAACGCCTATAATACTAACATGGCGGTCAATGAATCGTTCATTGACAGTGCAACTTTACGTGAAAATGTGGTTTCTTTGGCGAGAAACATCGGATATGTCCCCAGATCCACAAAATCAGCAGTTGCAAGAATCAGTTTTACCGTCGATGTAAGCGCACTTGCCGCTAGAACGGTCAAATTGAAGAAAGGAGTGGTCGCACTGGGTTCCGTACAGAACGGAAACTTCATTTTTTCCATTCCAGAGGATATTACAGTTACTCCAAACAGTAGTGGTATCGCTGCTTTCACAAATATTGAAATTTTTGAAGGAAATTTACTCACAAAGACGTATACAATCGATGATTCTCAGTTAGCACCAAAATATATCCTACCAAATCAAAATATTGACACTTCAACGATCCGTGTAGAGACAGTTGGGTCCGGTATTGAGAACTTTATTCCATATTCAAACATATTTGACGTTGATGCGTCATCAAGATTGTTCCTGACACAAGAAATTGAGGATGAAAAGTACCAAATTCTATTTGGTGACGGAATTTTGGGCAAAAAACCAGAAAATGGATCTACTCTCAACATCACTTACATTGTATCAAATGGAAGTGCAGCAAATGGATCAACAAATTTCAATTTTGCCGGTCATTTACAGTTTACTCAGGGTGCAACAGAGAAAGTTATCACCTCAGGAGTGTCCGCTGTAACGACCGTACAAGCGGCAGCAAACGGAGATGAGATAGAACCCCTAGACAGCATCAAATATCTTGCTCCTAGGGTCTATTCGTCGCAATACAGAGCGGTTACTGCTAATGATTACACCTCTCTCATTCCATTTCTATATCCAAACGTAGAATCAGTCACTGCATATGGTGGCGAAGAACTTGACCCACCACAATATGGTAAAGTTTTTGTTACAGTCAAACCAAAAAATGGTGAAGTCATCTCAACTGTGACTAAAGATGCGATTAAGAGAGATTTGAAGAAATATACCGTTGCTGGTATTAAACAAGAGTTCATTGATTTGCATTATCTTTATGTGGAGTACGATTCAACAGTTTCATACGATCCAAGTTTCGTACCAAATAAGACTGACTTACAATCAAGGATTGTATCTGCATTAGAACGATATGCAAAATCTGCGGATATCAATTCCTTCGGCGGAAGAGTCAAATATAGTAAGTTGCTGTCAATTATTGACAAAGTAGACACAGGAGTCACATCAAATATCACAAATTTGGTTATGAGGAGAAATATGACTCCATTGTATAATCAACTTGCCAACTATGAAATTTGTTATGGCAACAGGTTCCATGCAGATACAGAAGGATTCAATATTAGGTCATCTGCATTCCAACTTGAAGGTGTAGAAGGTGATGTTTATCTTACAGATTTCCCCGACAACGGTTCAACTGAACTTGGAACAATAAAATTCTTTACTTTTGAAGGAAATACTGCAAAATACATTAATACAAATGCAGGTCGAGTTCATTACGATAAAGGAGAGATTATTCTCTATCCTGTAAATATCGTTTCTACAAGTCTTTTAAATAGAATTGAGATTGAAGCTGTTCCAGAATCTAATGATATTCTGGCAAAAGAGAATATGTACATTGTACTAGATACTACAGGAAATAGTGTACTGACTCTCAAAGAAGATCTCATGGCATCTGGATCTAACAGGTCTGGAACTATCTACATACCACCATCAAGTTTCTCCAGTTATAGAAAATTCACACGATAAGAAATGGCAGATAAAAAGGTAAAAATAGGCAATATTCTGGACAACCTGCTGCCAGAATTTGTTACGACAGACAATCCATTATTTGTTGACTTCCTCAGATCATATTATATCTCTGAGGAGAGAGACTATGGATCAATTTATCTTATAGACCATCTTTCGGAATTAAAAAATGTAGAATCTTTTGCTGAATTGATTATTGGAGCAATCAATCCAGCAACTGGACAACCTTTTGTTCCAATTACACTTACCAAGTCGGTACTTCACTTAGATGAGACTATTGAAGTTAACACTACTGTTGGTTTTCCTAACCAATATGGTTTATTGAGGATTGAGAATGAGGTAATTACATATACTGGAAAAACAGCGACTTCTTTTACTGGATGTGTTCGTGGTTTTAGTGGTGTTACTTCTATTGAGACTTCCGGAAATCAAGAATATCTTACATTTAGCAAAACGGATGTTGATGACCATCCTCAAGGGACTCTAGTATCTAATTTAAACTTCGTATATCTTCAAGAATTTTACAGAAAGCACAAATATCAGTTTCTTCCCGGTTTTGAAGAGAGACAGTTCCAAAATGTCTCTATTGAGAATATCCTTTCCAGAGCAAAAGACTTCTTCAGTTCAAAAGGAACAGAAACAGCGTTAAAAATTCTGTTTAATGTTTTATTTGCAAAAAAAGTCGAAATTACAAAACCATTTGACCAAACAATTCAACCTTCTTCTGCAGATTGGGTAAAAACTGATGATATTATTGTTGAAGCAATTGAAGGCGATCCAAAAAAGTTAGAAGCAACTACATTATCACAAGATTCTACTACAGATCCAACAGCAAGTGGTGCTGTTGCTGCTATTGATGAAGTTTTTCTTGGATCTAAGAAATATTTTAAAATTTCGTTTGCTCCAGAACCATCTCCAAGATTTGGAATCGGAGCATCTCCAGATACACAGTTTACAATTAGTAAAAAAACAAAAGTATTACAAGCAACTAATGGAACTACAGTTGTAACTGTAGATTCCACAATGGGATTTCCAGAAGCGGGCAGTTTTTATTATTTTGATGGAATTAGATACAATGAAGTTACATATCTGAGCAAAAATTACAATCAATTCTTGGACTGCGATGGTATTGGTTTACCCCTACAACCAGATACCGAAATTAGTGATATCAGATTCGTTTATGGATTTGAAAATGGTGATACAGATAAACCAGTGACTCTGAGAGTTGTTGGAACCGTTTCAGACGTTGTTGGTAAAAGTAAAACAAAATATTTTAAAGAAGGAGACTCAATTTCTTTAAAATCATTTGGTGATAAGTACGACGATAGTGATGTTAGGTTCAGTAAATGGTTCTACAATAACGTTTCATATATTGATGTAGAATCCCTTGATTTGGGAGCATTAACATTTACTACAAAAGTAAAACACTACATTAACAAGTTCGATAGAGTTGATATTTTATTAAAAAGTGGTGCATTGGTCAGTGAAGATGTCAACATCGCTGCTGTTACATCTGAAACTAGTGTTCGTATTGATCCTATTTCCGAACCACTTAATGTAGACTTGGATTATGTTCTCAGAAAGAGAGTAGGATATTCAGTTTCAGATTTGGGTGTCGAATCTGGAATGCACAACATTCAAAACTCATTTACTGACGATCAAGGTAATTGCTATGTAATGTTCTCTGGTTTACCATCATATCCAGACATACAAGTATCAAATAGATCAGTAGGAATTGCAACCGGCGATATTGATATTACGGGAACAGGTGAAATAACAATTAATGATCATGGATTCGAGAATGGAGAGGTAATTCACTATATTCCAGCAGAAGGTACAAAGGATACCGCTGGTGATGTTTCCTCAGGCACATATGTTGTAAATGTAGTAAACTCAAATACGATTAGACTTGCATTAACGCACCCTGCTATCGAAAATAATATTTTTATTTTATTTCAAACAGTAGGAGTTTCTACACATACGATTACACCTATTGATTTGTAC